AACTATGGTGGCATGAGCTCCATGGGTCATCGCAGCATGAACCCTGGCATGGATATGTCTGCCATGTACGAGGAGCTTGCCAGCCTCAAGCGCAGCTATGCTGAGCTGGAGCGCAAGCACCGTGAAGAGAAGATGAACTTCCGTCGGATGCAAATGGCTGAGGCCATTGGTCATCTGTACACCGAGGGTCGTCTGACCGACGGCATCATGCCCGAGCAAGATCTGATCTCCTACGCCGAAGGCCTGGAGTTTGGCACCCTGGAGTTCTCCGAGGGTGAAACCGCAGCCACCAAGCTGCTGAATCTGCTGAGCAATCTGCCCCCGATGGTTCACTTCGGTGAGGTTGCCGGTGGTACATTCCAGTACGCCGAAGAGTCCGATCTGGATCCCCATGAGAAGGCTCTGAAGATGGTGGAAGCTTCTGAAGGGCAACTGGATTACGTGGAAGCCCTGAAGAAGGCTATGTTTAGCTGAGGTTAGTATGGATCTCCTCTCGATGGTCGGAATGGCTACCAAGCGGAGATCCGACTACATGCAACAGGCCAAAACTCTGGCTCGAAAATACAAAGAGCAGCCGAGTCTGGAAGAACGGATGAAGGCAGAGTCCCTTGGCCTGGTGAAAGGGTTACGAGACAAGTTGATGAAGTGGAACGAATACGAGCGCACAATGCTCGACAAAGTTCTCGTTTCAGCCCTTGCCGCCGTAATCCTTGGGTTAAAAGACAAAGCAATCGATCAGAAGCTGGAAAAAGCATGGCCCATCATCGTAGGTGACATGCTCCCGCCTCTTACAAAGTTCTTGGCAGAGACCAAGGAATATATTGACTCTGGTGTATTACGCTTAGGCGATCAAACCGTCGACTTTGCAGATTATGATCTGCTCGGTGCGGTCCCCGGAGCAATCGATCTCGATGCTGACGTTCTTGACGGTACCAACCCCGAAGAGGCAGGAACCCAAGAAGCCGAGCAGCAGAGAGCCCAAGGCCGAACCTGGCCTTCCCTTGCAGAGCGAGTTTCTCGCTACCTTGCGACACCAACCTTCGCGTTTTTTGCCCTCGGTGAGTACATGGTTGCTCAAGACCTAGGCTACAAGGAAATGCGCAGAGTGGCACGAAATGACCAACGAACCTGCGTCGATTGCAGGAACTACGGTCAACAAGGATGGGCACCGATTGGTGAACTTCCGATGCCTGGAAAAGGCTGCCGTTGCTATGATCGTTGTCGCTGTAGCATTGAGTACCGTTGAGGGTAAAAATGGTTACTGCAGCTAGGTAACAAAACAAGTCCTAGAGCAAACAAACTCAACCTTTGAAGTCCCTTACCTTAGGATAAAAATATGGCTACTAACGCCGCGCCTATCTATGGCAAACAGTATATCCGTTACGCTGAGACCTGGGAAGCCGCTGTGGATGCCCAAGTCGGTTCCCCCGACGACCTGGCTGCTGGTACCGCTACCGGTATCGTAGAAGTCGGTGAGCTCCGCGCTGTGGTTCCCGCCACCTACGCTGGCGCCAACATTGCTGCCGATCCTGGCGCTATCGTTGGTTTTGCCGGAGCTATCTGCGGTGTGAACCAGGCCTACATGCCTACCGCTCTGGCTCAGCCCTACACCGCTCGTCAGCTGACCGTGGCTAACTCCGGTCTGCTGCTGGTGGAAGTGGCTCCCGCCGCCGCCGCCATCCAGCCCAACACCCAACTGCGTGTTAACGTCCTGGGTCAAGCCGTTGACGCTGGTGGACAACTCGCCACCTACGACGGCACTCAGCCCACCGTTCGCGAAGCCGTGAACATCGGTGGTCGCAAGCTGGTGCTCGTTTCGTTCGCCTGATTTATAGTCTGGTTTATTACATTTGGCTGGGCATCCTTGCGGTGTAAGTCCCAGCCCTGTGTGCACACATTTGAAGTCAAAGATTACGGAGACCCCCTCCCATGATGAACCTGCAACAAACCTACGCAGGTGTTGATCCTATTCTGACAACACTTGCCCAAGGTTTCATGCTGCCGGCGACCAACATTGCGAACTTTATCGCTCCCGTCGTCGACACCCCCACTCGTGCTGGCCGCATTCTGCGTTTCGGCAAAGAGCAATTCGCCATTAACGACTTCCGTCGTGCTTATGGCACCAACATTCCGTATGTTCAGAGCCGCTATGACTCGGAGCCTTATGCTCTCGAGCAAGAAGTCGTGGCTTGGGAACTTCCGGAAGAAGTTATCGAGAACGCTGGCGAAGGCCCCGCTCAGGTTGACCTGCGTGCGATTGAAACTCGCAACGCCATGTCCCGCCTGATGAACGCCTATGAGTACACCGTTTCTCAGGCTGTTACCGTTCAGAACACCGACCCGGCCCTGGGTTACAACCCTTATGAGCCCTGGGATGGCGTTGTCGGTAGCCAAACCGGTCAAGGCTTCCTGACCTGGTCTAACTTTAAGAGTTCTTACAGCTCGGCCGCTGGCGATTCCGCCTGGTCGTCTTCCACCTCGAACCCGATCGAAGACGTTCTGTCGCTGAAGCGTACAGTTGCTAACCAGATCGGCATTCGTCCGAACTCGATGGTTGTTGGTACCGCTGTGTTCGACCAGCTGCTGACCAACAGCGCGATCCTTGAGCGTATCAAGTACACCACCGCTGACAGCATCGACACCGATATCCTGGCCCGTTACTTCGGCCTGGAGCGCGGTCTGCGCGTGGCTGAGGGTCGTTATCTGTCCCAAAACGGCGAGCTGCTGCCCGTGTTCCCCGAGAACGGCATCCTGCTGTTCTACAGCCCCAACGGTCCTTCGGATTCCGTGATGCCTGCTGGTGGCGCCAACGCCGCTACTCCCGCTTTCGCTTACACCTACCAGCTGACCGGCACCCCTGCCGTTCGTCCTGAGTACTACATCCGTGAGCGTCGTGTGGTCCGCGCTGAAATCACTGTTGAGCGTGTTGTAAACCTGGTGGGTCTTGGTTCCACCGGTCTGATCGGTTCGGGAGCTATGGTCACCGACATCCTGTCCTGATTAGGAAAGGAAATTAGGAGGTGTTATCATGGCTATTCTTCGCCCATTAACCAAGTCGCAGTACGAAGTTTCGTTTACTGCCTTAGGTGGACCGACTTTTACAGCGGTGTTCACTCAATTCAGCGGAATCAATGATTCCTCAGATAGCAGCACCTACGCTAATGGCACAGGCAATCGTCTGTTCCACGTTGTTGGTCCTCGTACCGCAGATAATGTAACCATTACTGCCCCATACGATCCGACAATCTTCAAGACTCTCGAGCAATTCTGGCTCGATTACAACTGTAATCCCATCACCATCACTGTCACCCCGCGTGATTGTTCCGGTGAAGGTTCCGCCCCTGGCGGCGGTCAGTACATCTGCTACGAGTGTCAATTCGTTTCGATCACCACTGCTGACGTTGATCGCGAGAGCGGCGACGTGCAGACTGTGGAGGTTGAGTTTACCGTAAATTATTGGGAGAGAACCTGATAGGGTTCCTTCCGCTTACATCGACCCCGGCTTCGGCTGGGGTCTTTTTGTAAGTAGGGTAAAACCAGGTAACGTGGGATAGTAATCAGTCGTATGGCAAAAACGACATTTTCAAGTGGTGTCATTGTTACTAGCCAGTGGCTCAATGGTGCCCAACAAATCTATTTCGACGGTCAAGACCTCGACTGGCACTATGCCCCGCTCGGTCTAAACTCGCTCGTGCGCACGGGTCCGAACGGTTTGGACTCTGCCTATGTTACTCTTGATACGGATCAGCCCGAAGTAAATCCCTCGGGTATTTACGTTAGTGGTACGCCGATTGGAGGAAATAAAGTAGTTTCGGGAATCTGGAACTTTGGTTTTGACAGTGTTCCCGGTAACCCTGTAAACGACCCAAATAACGCCCCACGTAGTTACACTTCAAACACGAAATTCAACTCTCTGAGTGGAACCGCCGATCAAAAGTTTCAAGCTCTTAACTCCGCTGACCTGGTTACGAAAGAAATCGTAAAGCAGTGGGTTGACTATTTGCTTGAAACCCTGGAAGTTGACAACGGTATTTATTACTCCGCTTCTAACCCTGCCTGCAACAATTACAGTGCCCTCGGGGGCTCTG